GTGATCGAACATGTGAAGGCTAATACAAAATAGTTTCCTTATATAAAAAGTTCCCGGCAGGTACCCATCTGCCGGGAACGTGATCAACAGCACCTTCGAGCATAACTTTGCAGGATATCAGAAGTATAACATCGGAATCGAAAACTACCTTGAAAAGTCTTCTTTAACTGCTCTTTCGAGCAAAGCAATAACGTATCCGGGGGGATTTCTCCTCCCAGATTCCCAATCTTCGACAGTCCTCTTAGGAATTTCATATTTTTCAGAAAAAGCTTGCTGCGTAAGTCCAGACAGCGTTCTGATTTCGCGGAAATCAAGAGGATCTGAA